CCGATCATCAACGGAGACCATTGGTCTCTGGTTGGTCCAGGCCCGGCCACAAAAACCTATGACCCGGCTAACCAGGATCTTGACGCTGATGGTGTCAACGACATCCTTGAAGACGGTACGGGTGCATGGATGTATGTGGACTACGTGCTAGGAAACTACGTTGACTTGGACGCTGATGCGAACTAGTAATCTGCTGTTTTAGACACCATTTTAGAGGCATTGAAGGTGTCAAAGGGGGGTTTAATTCTAATCATTGGATTGTTCCTTTTGAACGATTGCCCTCTAGGGGTTTACGACCTAGAGGGGAATGGGTTTATTCGATTATCCAAGCATCAGGGCTCCGAGTTCGGGGTAAATTGCTTTGACCCCGTACATGATGTCGAGGCGGATGATGTCTTCGTCTTCGTCGATGTCGTAGTCTTTGACCACGCGGATCGACAGGTTTTTGTAGGTTTCACGCGCCTTGAAGGCCGCTCCCTGGGGCAATTCCAGGGGAACCATGACGAGGGCCAGGGCGTTCTTATGGAACGCCATATTACGATCCTGTGCGGTTGTGCAGGTCGCGGGACGAACAAGTAAGTCCCCACTGGTATTCCTGGAACAGGTTTTGTATGCCCCGGAGGTGATGATCGGGGGATAAATTTTCAGGGTTCCGGCGCCGGACCCGTCCAATGTCACGTCTTCTGTCACAACGAAAGGTTTCAGGTTGTGATAGGCGTCTCCACTCATCGGGTTCACGTCATAGATCGACGCGAAGGTGATCAGGTCGCCCTTGAGATAGGTGCCCGCAGCATCGCCACCCGTAATGGCAATCGAAGAGCCGGTCTGTCCAGCCGTTGCCACGGGGGTTGTGGTTCCCTGTGTTCCGGGAGTGAAGGTCTTGATGTTCGCATCCTGGTAGATGGTGAAGTTCGCCACCTTCCCAAGAGCGCCACGGATAATTGCGTCTTCCGTGATCTTCTGTGAGAAGACGCTGGCGTCAAACACGTCGATCATCGACGCATTGGCCCGGGGGTTCCAGACCAAACTTCGATCCTGCTTCGGCCAAAGCTGCTCATCGGCGAATTCCTGAAGAGTAGCGAAGTGGGCGAAGCTATTCGGAGCCGATCCTGGGGTTCCGTACTTGTAGAAAAATTCTTTGTGCAGGTCTGCCAGGTCGGAGTCAACGATATTTGCCAGGGCCGCGCAAGCGGGCTGAATATACCGTTTATTGTACTCTTCGACCGTCAGTGTCAGGTCCTGCAAAGAAAAGGTCCAGGACACGTGTTTCCGTTTATTGATGGTGATGTCGGTTGTGCTTTCCGACACGTTCTGATTCACGCGGGACGCGCCGTCAGAGGCCACAAAACGGACGGGTTTCCGGATAGAAACCTTGGAACCGATTTTCACGAATTCCTTTTTGTAGTCTTTGTAAACGAGACCCCCGAAAACCATGTTGTTTTCAAAAGCGATCAACGCCTCTTTGGCGATGACGCTCGGGGTGATTAGGGTGTTAGGCATGGAAATGTTCCTTCAATTTTATCCAGCGATATGTTTCTTTCTCCAGGCGAGATATTCACCCATAGGTTTCATGCCCGGGTCGTTATCGTCGTCTTTCTTTTCAAGAATTTTGCTCGAAACTCCCCGCTGGAGTGGCGCCGGAGCATCCTTCTTTACTTTTCCCTCAGCCGTTTTCGGAGCATTGAGTTTATCGTAAGCAGCATTGATTGCCTTGGTCATCTTCAGAGCCATCAGTCCTACCACGGTGGGGTCGGTCAGAGCCCTGACTTCCTCAATAGTGAAACCCAAATCCACGGCAAACTCAGTCAGCTTCTCAGCCTTTACGTCAAAATCAGGAATCGCTTTCTTGATTTCGATCTGAGTATTAGAAACGATGTTGTCTACCTGCTGACCGTGTTCGATGATGCTCTGTCTCCTAACAGAGAATTCATCCTTCAACGCCTGAAGCCTTACGATAGTCTGTCTGGCAACTGCGTACTTGGCATCCGTTGGATCGATGCCTTCTTGCCTCTCAATCTCCGCGTTGATCTTCCTCACAACGCCAGCCGGATCATGGACGTATTCGCTAAACAGGTCTTCTCTCGGGTCCCCTGATCCTGGTTTTGGTTGAGCCTGAATGGCCTTTCTCATTTCGGCCAATTCTTGGAATTTCTTTTCGTTGCCACGCTGGAAGGACTTCATCAAAACCTTTCCTTCTGCGGACAAACGCGAGGTGTCAACATCACTCTCGGACTGAAGAAGTGTCTCCAGTTCTTCCGGCGTATAAACGACCTTGGCGGCTACTACCTTCTCCCCTTCGCCAGCGGGGGTCTTGGTCTTTTCCTTTTCTGTGGATACCTCTGGTTGCGGTTCCCCGCCCTCGGGTTCTCCAAAATCAGGAACGTCTTCCGTTACCGACTCATCGCTTCGGCTTGCCCCTGCTAGGGGTGCGTTGTCAATGAGTGTAACATCCGCCTTAATTTCTGGTGCCATAAAATTTTGTTCTCCCTTATTTTATTTGTCGTCCCGTTTGGAGGGTTGCGACATTTTTAGACGCTGGGTTTCGTATGTTCATCCACCGATGCGTTAGCAATGTATCCATTTATCCGGCGTTCGATCTGACTTACGGCCTGAAAATGTTTATACAAATATTCGCGAGAACCCGGATCGTCGGTTTTCGTTATAGACCAGACCCTAAAGGCCTCGTCCCGTAGGGTTTTAAAAATTTCAGCCAGAACCGGATTATCCTTCAACTGCCTGGCGTAGGTGCCTCTCTGTTCCGGACTTAATTCTGTTACCACCTGGGCCGTCTTAACATCGGAACAGTCACAAAATTTACCACATAATTTTCTGATCCATTTAACCAAGATTCCCTCCCAAGGCCATTCCTGGCGGCACGTTTGGTTGCGCCGGTTGATGTGGAATAGACGGTGGCTCCTGACCGGGGAAAGTACCAGCCTGATTCTCTCCACCCGGCTGCGGAGGTTTTGTGGCTCCCGGTCCGGGGATCAAACCTAACTGCATGGCCACCGCCTGGGCGATTGGACCCACGGTGGGGTCTTGAGCCAGACCCATCTTTCCCAATGTGGCCAGGAGTACCGTAATCTGTTCCACAAATTTTGGATCGGTCACGAAGTCCCCGACATTCCGGAGACCCATGGCCTTTATCAATTCCTTCAATGCATTGTATACGTTCGTGGGGGTGACCACCGGGACACCGGACATTTTGATCTGCCCATAAAGGGCGAGAAGTTGTTGCATGAAAACGATGGTCTGTTGTTTATTGCTGGTCCCAAGCCCCACACTCACGATAACATCAGCCTGCCCGACGATCTGTTCTGGGGAAATTTCTTTCCACTGATTCAGAAACCGGACGGCCTGTTTCTTTTTGAGGAACCATAGATTAAGGTCCACAACATCCCGAACGAGGGGAGCTACACCCATTTCCGCAATCATCCTCGCCATCATGGCGATACGTTGACCCGCCTGGGTCACCTGTTCGTTTTGCCCGCGCCAGGTTTTGTTCAGGATGTTGGGATTGACTCCCTGAAAACTTCTCGGAACGCCGGTGTGATAATCTTTCTCGACGCTCAACATTTCCCAGAACTGAAAAACTTCTGGAGGAAGCGGGGCCTTCTCTTCAGGCATGACCGCCTGAGTAGGATTGCCGACCGTCCTGACCAGGGCTCCGGGAAAATTATTTTTCAGGTAGTCGTCTACATTCATTCGCTCCGGATCACCAAAATATCTCCGGTTATTGGCGAAGTAGGTATTGTCCATGATCTGTCGAAGCATGGCGGTTCTGATCTGCTGAAGTTCCTTGACCAGATCATAAAAACTGAATCCGGCGATTCGATGGGCCGCCTTGATCGGAGTAATCCCATGGAAGGGCGGTTTGCGATATTTGTTTTTGACAGCCGCCGACATGATCACGTTCGCGCATAGCGGAACGATCATGGGAGTGCCTGTGTCGGGGTCACGATAATAACATTCGTAAACCCAATACTCTTTCGAGTCGTCATCGTAAAAGAAAGCGTTTCCACCGAGTCCTTCTAGGCGGGCCTTGGCCACCTGGTTGTCGTCTTCATCGCCCTTCGAACCCTTGGCGTTTTCCACTTCCTTAAATTTCTCTTCTCCGAAAAGTTTGATCATCTCCCATTTTTGGTACGGTTGTTTGTGGTAACAAAATGAGAAGTCCTCCACCTCTCTCACTCGAATGGGAAACCCAAAATTCTCTGCGGGTATCGCCTCGATCAGGGGAAACTCACTTTCGATGCGATAATGAACCGTGCAATCGTGCAAAAGTGGAGTGGGAGCAGGAACCAGGGATTGCAGGGTCGGAACGGGAATCGGAATATTCGGATCAGGATAAGAATTTTCTGACGTAATCGAAGCATCTTTCTCATTCTTTTTGGCTGCGTATTCGTCCTCGTTCAGACCTTCGTATTCCTTGTCGAACTCTTCAACCTTTTTGTACCACTGGTACTTTAGCCACCCGGTCTTCATCTTCAGGCAATCATCAAACCAGTCGTGAAGGATCATGAACCAGTTATTCTGAACCTTCAACTGATGGTTGACGAGCATATCAAGATTGCGGACGGCCTCGGTGTCTTTTTCTGTTTTGGGTTCCAGGGAACACGCTTCGTCACCGCTGGCAAAGACTTCGAGCAGGGCCGGTTTCGCCCACTCAACGATGTCTAGCAAATCGGTAGTCGTTGCCTTCGATCTATTCGGAACCTGTTCCACGATGGTCGGGTCGGAACGATAGAAAGATTGAGCATCGACGCGATCAGCGGTCAACTTGTCCATGTCGTCTTTGAGGGATTTAATCTCTCTCAAGAGAAACGATTTTAGATCGGTGGGTTTATTGTCCCCGGTATCCGATTTCATCTGCGGGTTATTGTCAGGCATCAAACTACTCCCGATTTTCCGTATGTTAGAGGACCACTAAATAGACCCGGTGGAGTCCAACGTAGTCCAGTCAAAGTACATCTATATAAATTTTCCATGAAGTGGTCATTTTCTTTTTGCGGGACACCGTCTTTATCGTAAATCCACCGCATCGCCTCAAATGCGTGACGCTTGCATTTTCTCTGGAAAAATATACCAGGCATCCCGTTCATTCCCTCCAGGCGACTATTTATGTTTTGGATGCCCGAGCTTTTATCTTTGGACGCAACCTGGAGCCGGATTCCGTATGGGGCCAACTTTTTTGAGATAATCGTGAACGTGTCTTCGATATTCACGCGATTTTGGACGAAAAGATTATCCCCTTTGGCCAGTGGATCGATAAACGCCTCTTTTAGTCGAGGATATGCAAATTTCCTCTTAACAATCTCATCACCGATCTGTTCCGGCGTTAAATGATCCCAAATTTCCTCCACGGCGAAAATTCGGTCGAATTTATCGCAACCGTAGAAGCCAACAGCCTGGGGTTTGTTCAAATGAATGTCGATAACCGCAATGACCGGCCAATCCGTGGGCGTTTCGAAGTCATTGACGATATGTTTGTCTTTATCGAACTTTTTCAGAACCAGGCCAGCAAGTTGGAGCCAGCCGCCGTCGATACGAACTGATTTTTCTTCTTCGGTCAGTCCTCTTGCGAAATTTTTAATATCCTCTTCCCTGAGAAGGGGGTTTGCTCGCATTGGGACTTCGAGAACGCACCCGGCATTCATTTCGGGGTCAAGAACTATCTCATCCAGTATCCACGGCTCGTAAAGGGCCGTCATCGTCATGATGAAGATACCCGAGTAGTCGATCAGTCCTCGTTTATTCGCCGTGTACTTATCTTTCGGCAGCGGCTCGTCGCTCCACACTATATGGCCCTTCCAACCTTCATGGATTTTCGTCTCCTGGCTGTGGGTCATTAGTTCAATCGTGGATTGTGTCTCAAAAAAATTCCAATATGTCTCAACTCCGACGTTGTTCTTGCGGGTTTCGTAAGTGCCTGCGGGGAGCCACTCTTTCAGTGCGGGGACTATAACTTCCTTCGCATGATGCTCCCAATCCACGGCAATAATCCGAACCCGAATGGGAATCTTTCCAAAAATAGTTGGCTTCCCAGACCAAGGTTGGATACCCAGACACTCAGAG